CCTTCGCGTAAGGATGGAGCAAGCGCTTGGCACAATCCAAGAGCCAGCACCTGAGTGCTCCATTGGAGGAACTGTCTGATGACCGACTCGTCTGCTCTAACAACTACATCAAACAAGTCGGTGTATTCGAGCATTCAGTCGTTTGAGTCGGCGCAGCGTATTGCTGCGTCGCTCGCTGACAGTGCTTTAGTGCCTCAGGCTTATCGAGGCCAAGCGGGGCTCCCGAATTGCATCGTGGCGATTGAAATTGCCAACCGGATGGGAATGTCGCCTTTTCAGGTGATGCAAAACCTCAACGTGATCCATGGCCGACCTAGCTGGAGCAGCCAGTTCATCATCGGCTTGATTCAAGGGTCTGGTCGGTTTGAAGGCTTCACCTACGACGAGACTGCTGACTCTTGCCAGTGCTTCGCTGTGCTTAAAACCAGTGGCGAGCAAGTCTCCGGGCCTCGGATCACCATGGACATGGCGAAGAAGGAAGGGTGGATCAAAAACCCCAAGTGGCAAACCATGCCGGAAGTAATGCTGCGCTATCGAGCAGCAAGTGCCTTTGGTCGCTTCCATATCTCCGATTTAATTTTGGGCATCCAGAGCGTTGAGGAGAATGAAGTGATTGAAGCCGAGGTCTCGGTTGCTCCTGAGCCACCGGAATCCAAGCTCGATCAGATCAACAACGCAATGGCCCCTAAAACTGAGCCAGAGCAAGTCCTTGAGGTCAAAACTGATGACATCGACGACTTTTTTGACTGAGCAAGATCTTGCGGAACGCTGGCAGTGCAAGGCAAAAACCCTGCAAAACTGGCGCATCGCAAGAACTGGACCTAAGTACCTAAAGATAGGTGCAAAAATTCTTTATAGGCTTCAAGATATCGAAGCTTATGAAGAGAACAACATCGTTTCTCACGAGTAATTCAATGGAATTCAAGTTCAAGTCCAACATCTTCAAGAACACCGCTGAAGATCACCAAAGGCTGTACAAAGAAAAGTACGACCCAAATAAAAACTACCCGCACATGACAGGGACTCTCTCTATCCCTAAGTCTCAGCTTCCGATGTTAGTTGAGTATTTGCATTATGCGCTTAGGAGTGACAGCCTGCAAACAGACGATTACCTAAACGAAGTTGTTGTGCCGGTAAAGATTTCGGGGTATCAGCAGGAATCAAAAACCGGCAAAAAGTACCTCGCTCTCAGCTATGAACCGAATTACAAGGTGATGATGGCTGCTAAGGAGGCCAAGAGCGCAGCAGAAGAAAAAGAGCAGTCAACGTCAGTCGACAGTGCTGCAGCTACGTTGGCGGAAGGCACGGCCGGACAAGTGGTTGAGCCAAAGCAGGACGACTTCTTCTGAAATGGAAATCCCAAGCTCACCTTGGCAGCTGATCTTTGAGCAGACCCGGCGGGACCTTGAGTCCTTGCCGGAGGATGCATATGTTCCAGTTCCCGCAGAATCATTGCTGGGGCTGCTGAATGACTTGTCAGATGCGATTGAATTAGCAAACGGACAGCAGGTACTTATCAATGCAATTATCGAAAACAGCTGAGCGTGTTGGGCTAACCCTGTTGCGGTGGGGCACTAGACGCCCAATCATGCTGATTCAGCCTCCAAGCTGGACAATCCAATACATCAAGCCAATCCCCCCAGCAGAGCCCAGTAATTTGCTGCAACCTGTTGGTCGACTTGGTGCATGGATGATAAGAAAAGCCAACCCACTGGCACACATACAACCAAGCCTTTGTGCGATCAAGGTAACCTTGCCCTAAAATTACCTCTTACAGTATTATCTTATGTCTGAAACCAAGTACACTCAAGAGTTTTTTGACAACTCTTTCTTTGAAAGTAGATATTTAAATAGGCGGCTATACGCTGATGAAATAAACAGCCTATCGCCTAGCGAGGCAAAGTCACTCAAGACTGAGCTTGAAAGAGCCCTCGATGGATTAAATGATAAATTCAACAAAGAAAAAGACTGCGAAGATTATGATTGGCTGCATAAGCTAAGCGTCAAGAAAGAAGTCGTAAGGGTTTTTCTTGAGCGAGTCGAGGACTATCAAGCTCCGCCGCATCTGCCCTTTACTATTCAGTATCACCTGTCTTTTTTCAGGCAGCAAGTGACTAAGCGTATTGGTCCGGTAGAGGCTGATCGTTTATACGAGAAAGCGCGACGCTTAGCGGAAAGTCAAACCAAAAAAGAATTCAACCTTTGAGCAATGATTGATTCTCGTTTTTACGTCAAAGTGCTGAGCCAAACTTTTGAGCCACAGCGAATGATATGGCTAGCAATGCACCAAGACTATTACGAGGGTTCAGTTGCAGACGTGCAAGCCCCGCCTGAGCTTGACGCTGGTGCATTAGTCGTGAAGCATTTGTTGAATGGCGAAAGAGGCCATTACGGTCCGTTGGAGCATCCGCAAATTAGCTTTTCAGTAACAGGCTTTCCGCACTCTGTTATGCAGCAAGCCAGAACTCATCGCGTTGGGGTGAGCTTTGACGTTCAATCAATGCGCTACACCGGGCAGCGTATTTATAAGTACTTCTTTGAAAATGGAATTGACATTGAGGACTTGTTTTATTTTAGGCCGATTGGCAGCTACAGAAGCAGAGGTGGCAGGAAATATGCCTACAGCCAAACCATGCGTGAGACTGATATTGAGATTGCAAAGCATCTTGCAAAAGTCTATGCCTATAAATTGCAAGATGGTCATGCTGAAGAACATGCAAGAGATCTTCTTCCGTTTAATTTCAGGCAGAATTTTGTCGTCAGCTTCAATCTAAGAAGTGCGCTGCATTTCCTTGACCTAAGGTCCAAGCTTGACGCTCAAAAAGAAATCGTCGAATTATGCGAGTTGATTTTGCCTTGCCTTGAGTCTTGGGCACCGCAGGTAATGGACTATTACGTGCAAAAGCGGCTAGGCAAAGCACGGCTTGCACCATGACATATAGCTCAAGTGTGTTGCCAATGAGTGCCGGCGCGCATCCTTGTCCTTATGGCAAGCTTTGCATATTCAAGCCATGGTTCTTTGATGGCAAAGTTGTGCATTGGGGGCCGACTCAAGAGACTCAATCGGCAGCACTTGCGCTTGCCGAGACAATTAAGCAAATGTACGGATAAATCGTGTCTTCTTTGCGTTACCACGCCGGACGCATGGTTTTGAGCCAGAACGATGGTGTGTGGCAAGTCAAGATAAAGATCAAGAAAGAGCGAATGATTTACAAGCTCTCGGCAGTCGAGCTGCCTGATGCGGTTTTAGAAGCTGAGCAGCTTTATGCTGATGCAAAATGCTTGAGCAGTAGCCAACCTAGATGCATGAGCTGCATTCACTGGGAAATCGTCAAGGCCAACTGCAGCGTTGGATGCCCTGAAGGCAGGATGACTGGCGGTACTTTCGCTAAGGACTGCGCTTATTTTTGGTCAAATGACAAGCCTTGAACTTGTCGATCAAGATGGCGTAAAGCTTTGGCGGCTTGAATACAACGGAATGACTCGCTACTTCCGGGAGTCGGAAGAAGAGTATGTAATCAACTTGCTGATTGAACTCAAGAAGATTTATTCAAGTGATGCATAAACTGCATCCATCTCTGCGATACGACCAACCGCTTGCTTAATCAGTTTTTGCTGATGCCAAGCCTGTCTCGTCAAGGCGATAGCTAATCCTTGGAGAGTTTCCAGGTCTGGAATTTTTTGAACTGCTCTTACAGCACGCTCAAGAGCAAGCTCGTCTTCCAACGACTGGTTGACGACCATCCACTCATTCCAGCTCATCAGATTGCTCCATGGATTGCAAGATTTTGCGCTCTTGTGAATAAGGGCGTGTCGACCTCACCTGTATGTAATCATGCACCCCATGTAATAGCCAGTCAGGTGGCCAGCAGTTATTCCAATTAACTGGCTGAGCGCAGCCAACAACGACTGTCGCCCAAAACGCAGAGACATAGCTGTAAAGCCAATACCAATCGCTCATTACGCTGCGACTGACGGCATCACTGTCAGATGATCGTTGTAATGCCCAACGAGTGCGTAGCTTTGAGCTGGGGTTGAACTCATCTCATGAAACACCATCTGACCAATTTTCAAACCTGGATACAGAGGAAGTGGGTGGTGCTTTCGTTCGTTCTTCAATTCAAGCGTTAAACGGCTTCCGTGCCAGCCTGGATCGCACCATCCAGCAAGAAGATGATTGAGACCTTCCCTTGCACGGCTTGACTTGAGTACAAACTGTGCGCTGACGTTTTCTGGTAAATCAAATCGCTCAAGTGTCTCAGCCAAGCAAAACTCGCCGGGCAGGAGAAGGTATGGGTCATCTTGTGTCTTGTCTGCGATGTCGACACGGCTTAATTCGGGGCTTTCGGCAGACTCAATCATCAAGTGATCACCAAGCCTTACGTCAAGAGAGGCTGGGTTCAACAGTTCCGGGGCAAAAGGCCACACCATTTGACTGCTGTCACACTTCAGACGGATCTCCCAGTCGCAAAGAACTGCCATTTATTTCAAATCCACAGGTTACTGGACTTGTCAGCAGTAAAATTAAACTTCCCACTCTTATGAGGCGGGTCAGTCAGGCTTGCCAGGGGCACCCGGCCTGCTAATTAGCTCATGGCGCGAGAACCATGCGTAGTGCCCCAATCATTCGTCGTCAACAAGGATCACCCAGCCAGAGCTGGGCCCTTCTACTTGCCAGCGCTGGTTGAATGTGCCACGGGGCACCCTGACGTTTTTGCCGCCATAGCGATGCGGGTGGCCACCACGCTCAATGTCTGGAGCGCCCATTGGATCGTGCATTACCCACTGTGCGTCCCCAGTTGACTCCGTACCCTCGAACCCAACGATGACGCTCCAATGCCCACAAGTTGTTTCACTGCAGACGGGAGGTTCGCCGCGCAGCATATTTCCATGATGAAGCCAGCCTGCCAATACCGGCCTGCCACTAGCGATCTCAGCCTCTACTAATACTCCGTCAGCATCATTCCTGAACTCGGCGTGGAGTCCAAGCTCTCTCAGTGTCCTCACTTGGGCTCTCACGTCGATCGTGTCGCCAAACCTTTTCCGTACTTCCCCATACTCTTCTGCGGTTTTCACCTTGCCGTACATAAGAGCCAACATTGCCGCTGATGCGTCTAAACACCGTCGATACCCCTTGTAGTCAAAATCTAATTGGTGGAAATAAGGAACAACTGCCTTCTGGGCAATGCCACTAGCTTTCCACGCTTCAAACCATGCTGCGTCCTCAGCTAACAACTCTTCAGGCAGCGCATCCTCTAGCTCTTTGATCGCTGCAAGCTGATGCGGGCTATCAGAGCGAAAAAAAGCAAAGAAAGGGAGCAACGCAAGGCTCATTAGATTCCCGAGGCGAGGCGTCATCGCGCTAATCCTGCCGTGTCACAACGCTTGTTGCCATCAAGGAAACCTGTGTAATAGACCAGACCAGCCGCAGACAGCAGCGTGCCAGACAGCACCGTCAGCATCCCAATGAAAATTGCAAAAATGACGCGCTTGCGGATCACTTTTGAGCGACTTGCGGAAATAGGTTTCTCTCTAAAAGCGCACAGAGTGAATCGTCAACTGTGTTGTCTGAACGCTTCGCATAAGCCTTCAAAAGATCTAACACCAAGCGCTTCAAGCTCTCAGAACGCAAGAACTTAAAAAGGATTGGCTTGACGATCAGGAACATTGCAGGTTTATCAACTGCAAAAAGTCTAATTCCGGTTTGCGTGGCCTTCCAACCGTGCTACTGCCTGCTCTAAATCACTGAGCCTGGCAAAGACTTCCTGGTCCCTGCTCTTGAT